ACTGGCAAACCGCGATGGGCGACGGCAACACCAACATGAACTATGGCGCAAACGGCGGTCTAATGGCTGCATATGCAGGTGGCGGTTCAACAGTAGGCAAAAACCCAGTTGAGCGTATGTCCAATGCAAATGCGGTCGGTGCTAATACGGGTTTCCCCCAAGCATATATGCCGACTAACCAGTTTGCTACACCAACACAAACGCCTGTAGCTCAAAATGTGTTGCTGGGCGCTGGGGATGTTAGGGTTGACCCCTATACAGGTGAAAAACAAATGGCTACAGGGGGTATCTCAGATGCGAGATATAACTTGGGTAGCTATTCTGACGGTGGTCGCTTACTTCGCGGGCCGGGCGATGGCGTATCTGATTCGATACCTGCCGTAATTGGTAAGAGACAACCTGCTCGTTTAGCCGACGGTGAATTTGTTGTGCCCGCACGGATTGTTTCTGAGTTAGGTAACGGCTCTACTGAAGCTGGCGCACGTAAACTGTATGCCATGATGGATCGCATCCAAGCATCTAGAAAGCAAAGTATCGGTAAAGGTAAAGTGGCTAAGAACAGTCGTGCAGATAAGTATTTACCTGCGTAACGATGCCGCTCTACCACGTTAGCCCTAATCATTTGCCGACTGTATGGCCTATTGCGCTCCCGTTGCTAAAGAAGGCAATGGACTTAGAGCCGGGATCACACAATGAACAGTTTATTGAGTGGAGTATCCGTAAAGGACAAACCCAGTTACTAGTTTGGGAAGAACCAGACGAAGGTATTACTGGTGCGTGTACAGTGGAATTTATTGACTACCCTATGGAACGCATTGCGCATGTGAACTTGATGGGCGGTAAAGGTATTGTCAGAGACTACGTGTTTGATGAAGCTAAAAACTTTATGCGTGCTAACGGGGCTACAAAAGCCCAATGTTGGGCACGGGGAACACTAGTTGATATGTACAGGAAAATGGGTTTAGAAAACACCCACCAAGTAATGAGGGTTGATCTATGAGAACAAGTTATTCACGTCGTGAACTGTATGCTTTGGGCGAGCCGCTCGGAAATAGCGCTACCTATTTAAAAGCAGGTGGTGGATTAATTTTGGGTGATGGCGGCGGTGGTGGTGGTGGCAGTGCCCCGTCTAACACTACGTCTACTTCAACTCAAACTGCTGAATTGCCAGAATGGGCAAGGGGTTACGCTAAAGACGTATTAGCTAAAGGTGCGGCTCTAACCGACATTAACCAAAACCCATACCAAACGTATAACCAGCCACGGATTGCAGGGTTTACCCCAATGCAACAAGCCGCCCAACAAGGCGCGGCAAACATGGGTGTTTCTAAACAACTAGGAACTGGTACAAATTTAGCCACAGCTTCTGGACAAGGCGGTCTCGGTATTGCTGCATCAGCAAATCCAGAGAATTTTCAAAGTCAAGTTGGCGGGTACATGAACCCGTACATGAAGAATGTATTAGACCCACAGATGGCGGAAATGCGTCGTCAATACGGTATTTCTGGAACCCAGCAAGCAGGTGCAGCTACACAAGCAGGTGCATTTGGCGGTTCGCGTGACGCAATCATGGCGGCTGAAAATCAACGCAATCTAGGCACGGCGCAAAACCAAGCGATTGGGCAAGCCTACGGTAATGCATTTAACGCTGCGCAAAATCAATACAACCAAGGACAGAACCAAGCACTGCAAGGTATGCAGTTGGCTGGACAAAATGCCGCTACTCTTGGGCAGTTAGGTCAACAAGATTACACTCAAAAAATGGGTATTAACCAACTGCAAAACCAGTATGGTACTCAACAACAAGCGCAAACACAACAAGGTCTTACACAAGGTTACCAAGATTTTATAAATCAACAAAATTACCCATACAAACAGTTAGGCTTCATGTCTGACATGATTCGTGGTATGCCACTGGGACAACAATCTACTGCGGCTGTTTATCAACCACCACCCTCTACAGCGCAAACTATTGGATCACTGGGTTTGGGTGCGTATGGTATTGGACAGTTGTTCAAAGCCGAAGGCGGTCAAGTTCATGGGTACGCCGCAGGCGGCTTAGGCGGTACAGTTCCACGCGGCAGTGTAATGACTCGCGAGTTTAAAGAAGACGCTGTTAACCAAATTCCTGATGAGCGTTCTTTGCAGACAGCGCAAACCAACGCCGCTAACCGTAGTGACTTTGATACTGAATTGGCGGCTAAGCAGAAGATGGCGCAAGATGCCGCTATAAGAGGGCAAAGTGCGGCTATTAATCGCGGGATCGCTGGGCAGTTACCAGAACAGTTTGCTGATAATGTAGTGCGCGCGGCTAAAGGTGGTATTTTGGCTTTTGCTGCACCCACTGCGGCTAATAACTACAGCCTAACTAATTCGGGTGAAGGCGAAGGCGACGGCGATGGGCAGACTATTCAAGTTGCTGCGCCAGCAGGTGACCCCGCGCTTTATAGGCAGTTTGGTAGAAGAGCGATGTCGTCAATTGATGCGTACTCTAATCTCCAAGCACCTAAACCATACACGCCAGAAGAAGAAGAGGCCCTTGATGCACGAAGCATGGCGCGAGCAAGAAAACTTATTGGCCCTAGCCCGACCGAAGGGATAAAAGCTGAGTTAGAAGACCTTAAAACTCAAAGTAAAGAAGCGCTACAGCAGGGTAAAGGCCTAGCTGCATTATCCGCAATGGAAGGTATGTTACAACCCGGTGGCGCTCTTCGTGGTCTTGGCCGAGCAGGAAAGAATTTTGTTGAGGCTTATGCTCCAGCAGTTAGAGCTGACCAAGATTTAAGAAAATCTACGGCGCTGATGAATATTAACTTAGCTAATGCACAACGTGCAGAAAACATGGGCTTAGGTAAAGAAGCTATGGCTTACACCAATCAAGCCGCAGCAGCCAGAAAAGAAGCAGGTAAAGCTGAACGCGAGTTGGCGCTCAAAGAAGCCGAGCTCAACCTTAAAGGCGCAACTGCATTTCGCCCACCATCCAAGGGTTCTGGTGGTGCTGGCGGCGGTCAAAAAGAATACGTTTATGCTACACAAAAGTATCTGCCAAAAATTAAAGCGATGTACCCCACAATGCCCCCAGACCAACAAGAAGCCGCGGCGTATCAGTTGTATCAACAAAATAAATCTGCGGGATTGGAAGGCGCAAATGTACGTGCAAATTCTGCAGAGAACTTAAAGGCGCAAGAAAACTTTAATAATGAGCTTAACTATGGCGTGAGCGCCGCTGCTAAAGCATACCGCGCTGCTGATAAAGCAGGAAATGAACCAGAAAGACAGCGACTTAGAAATCAGATTGCTAAGGAACAAGGATATACACTACCGGATGGAGCTCCCGCCAATAGCGGTGGCGGTGGTGGCGCTGGAAACGCCCCTCCTCTTCCCCCCGGTTTTAATCCTGTACGTTAAAGGCTAATTCATGGAAAAGGCATACAACCCATCCACTGGGGAGGTTTTGTTTTTGGTTGGCGATCAGTGGACTAAACCAGAACAAACTGCTGAAAATCCCAAGACGGGCGAACGCGCGTATCTTGTAGGTAATCAATGGGAAGTATTTAAACCGCCATCCGTAGAGAAGCCAAAAGCTTCTACTGCTTCAAATCTTAGTGGGCCTGTGGAAGGCGTTGATAGCCCTATGGGTGAAGACTTTGGCTCGGCGATTATGGGGCAATCTACACCCAAAAAAGAGAGCGTACTACAACAGCAGCCTATGCCGGAACCATTGCCGACAGAAGATAGAGCGGTCTTAAACCCTAAATTTACAAATGCAATACAAGCGAAATTAAATTCGCTACCCGAAGAAGAACGTACCGCTGCTTTAGAAACGTTAACTAAACGTGGTGATGTATATGGGCGTGCAGCTAGGGCTATCGCTGGACGATACGACTCATTAAACAAAATACAAACCCCTACAGGTCAAAAGTTTGACCCACGTCTTGAAGCTCAACAAGAGCGTTTCATGAAACAAGGTATGTCTCCCGAAGTTGCGGAGCAAGCTGCAATACGACAAGCCGAGAGCGGTCAGTTTATGCCTGACTATGCTCAGATGACTGAAACGCCCGAAGAAGTTATTAAAGCACAAGAAGAGTACGGCTTCCGCAAAGATATGACGCCAATTGAAGAAACATTACGTACGCTAAAACGTACGGGTGCAAAAGGCGTAACTGCAGGCGAACAAGGTTATCGTGGCGCAAAACAGTTTGTTGCCGACTCTCTTGGCATTGACGCCCCCGACAACAAGCAAAGACTAAATGAGTTAAACGGTCTTATGCAAAACATGGGTGAGTCTAAGTACAAACCCATACAAATACTTGAAAACGCTGGCGCATCTATTATTCAACAAGCGCCTGCAATGATTGCTGGAGCTTTTACTGGTGCTACGCCGCTTGTTTTTGGTAGTATGTTTGCACAATCATTTGGTCAGACTTACGATGAGAGTCGTCGGCTTGGGTTAGATGTTCGAGAAAGTGCGGCACGTTCCGCTGCTTTTGCTGCTTTTGAAGTACTAGGTGAAAAAGTTGGGTTTGGCGCTGAAATGAAAGCGCTTCGCAAAACAGCACAAAATATCCCACTGTCTGAGCTTACTGGCTACTACGCAAAAGCTTTAGCTAAACAAATACCCGGCGAAGAGTTTACGTATACGGGTCAAACTATTGTTGATAAAGCACACGGGTTAAACAAAGAAGCCGGGATAAAAGAATTCTTGGACGGTGCTGTTGATACCATGCTTGCTACTGTTGCACAAGGCGGCATGATGTTAGCTGGTGGCGCTGCGGCTAATAAAGCGCTAGGTAGATTTAGAAGACCTGCAACAAATGAAACAGAAAATACAAAAGTTGGCGGCAAATCTATAAACGACATTATTAAAAATATTGACGCCCTTACCGCCGAAGAAGAAGCACGTACTGAACGTGAAGCTATTCAAGCGCCACCAGTAGAAGAAAACCCTTTAGAGGGTCCAGAGCCACCTGATATTTTTGGAGAACAAAATGTTAGACAACCTATCCGTGGAACAAGTGGAGAAGGCGTTGGCGTGGCTAGCAAACCCAGTGCAGACATTCCCACCACCGCAGGAGTTGAAGGAAGTGGAGCCGCGGGAGTGGTTCCTACTGGAGAAGTTACTACACGGCCTGATAGCGGAAAAACTACACAGCCAACTACATTAGAAGCCTATGAGATAACTGACCCCAAACAAACCCCGATGTTTAAGTACATCACGGGAATCAACAAAACGCTAGATACTTTTTACAACCAGCTATATACAAACAACCACGATCAACTACCTGACGATCTTAGAACGACACGGTTTATATTGGATGGCGTCAACGACGCCATGAGAATGGTCCAAACTCGTTTAGCAGCATGGGATCACCCTGCTATTGCAGGTGCAACTGAGTCTGAACGTCGGATGGGGAAAGCAAGGGCAACTGCTGAAGACCGTGAACTTCTTGGTGCAGCTAGTAACTTAAGCGCTATCGGCACTAGGATTGCTAATCAATCGATGGCGCTCTACAAGGGCTATAAAGGTAAAAAGGCGGGCAGCCAAGAAAAAATTAATGCCTCGGAAAAGGAACTAGAAAAAGAATTTCATCGTGCGCTTGACCTTATGCACGCAAGGGGCCTTTTAAACGAAGAAGAGTCTAAAGAGTGGGAGGTCATGAAGGCGGCTAGACCAAAGCAAGAAACGCCCCCAGCACAAGAACTTTTTACGCCAGAAGAGCCTGCGCCAACACCAGAAGAGCCACCAAAAGATTTAGTTAAAAAATATCAAGAACAGGGGTTCGCCCCAGATGACGCTAAACGCGAAGCAGCTGTTGAAGCAGGTGTAAATCCGGAACAACCCGCTCCGTATTTTGGTAGCGATGAAATCAATGCTCTCGGCGACAAAATTAAAGATGCTATTAACACCATCACAAACGACTTTATGGTCGGCGATATGGTGCGTTACGGAAACACAACCGGCACTGTTGTCGGCACTGATGCTACGCATGTAAAGTTGCATCCTGACGGGGCTAAGTCTCCAAAGGCGTTTTACCGTGTTCCTAAAGCTCGCATTGAACTTGTTGCGCGACCAGATACTGTTTCTAAGAGCGCTGCTATGGCTATGTCCGGCGAAGATAAGAAGTTTGGCACTGAACAAGGTAGGCTTGATGCAGACTTGGGCGGTTTGGCACGGCTGCTTGGACAAAATATGTATGCGTCCGCCATTGCTGAAGTATCCATAAAAGAATTGTTACAAAACTCTTTTGACGCTGTAAAAGGCGCTGTGTCTAGTAAAAATTCCCCATCACTTTATAAAGTTGGTGAGATTGTTATTACGCTAGATGAGGAGAACCGCACCATTACTGTACAAGATAACGCACGGGGTATGACACCTAGTATTGTACGAGATGCGTTTTTTACTATTGCGGGTTCCGATAAGTCTGATCTTGATCCTTCTGAACGAAGCGGTGGCTTTGGCCTTGCAAAAATGGGGTTTATGATTGGTACCGATCGTTTAATTCTAGATACCGTACGTGATGGCGTACGCATAACTGTAGATACAACGGCTAAAGATATTTTAGATAACAATTTTAAAATAAATAAAAAAGCTGCACCCAAAGGTGAGCATGGCACTACTGTTACCGTTAAGATTCCTGAGTACTACATTGATCCAAAAAATGGAGAGAAAAAAGATATATATTTTGACTCTGATCCAAAGTACTCTACCCCATTAAAGAAACCTTTAATTGGTCCCGTTATTGTAAAAACAGTGCAGAAGAGCGCGTTTAGAAATGAAGAAAAAACATTACCTGTAGGTGTTAACTTTCCACTAGATAAGTACATACCTCTTAAAGTTAATTTTTCATGGGGCAGTGCAGATGTGTATTTTGGCAAAGATCGTATAACGAGAGAGTACGATACCAAGCATGAAGTATTGTCTGGTGGCGTGTATCAGTTTGATGGAAGAGGTAAGTATCAAACTCACTTTAAATTATCAGAATCTGAAATTATTCCATTCAATTTAATAATAAACGTCAAGCCTAATGTTGAAGCTAAGCATCCTGACTATCCGTTTGAAAATAGTCGTGAGCGTTTTAAAGATAGGTTAAAGGAAGACGTTGACTCTCTAGTAAGCTATCTTGCGCAAATAGCCCGTGGTAATGAGGCTGCTGATCTACAGGATAACTTTAAAAACATCGTATCAATGCCTCGTGTTGATGTTGGACAAGATATCACCGACGTTACTAATAAACTGCAGAAGTCTTTTGACCGCCGAGGTAAAGTAGAACGCCGTGAATTACCGCCAATGCCATCAGAAGTGCGGGTTGAAGGCACTCGGGTTATTTCTGTTGATACTGGCAAAACAATTACTGATACCGCTAAAGAAAAAGAAAAACAAACCAAAGGTACATTCCAAGCCGATCAAGCCGCTCCTGAGATGAAGGATTTCTTGCTTAACATGGCACAGAATCCAAATCAGCCAATTTTTCATAACAACACCAACGTAGATTTCCTAGAGGTTGGTCGTCAATACGGTAACCCCGAAATGTTCTTTGCTGAGCTCGGTACGGTTATGGTTGAAATGAAAGAGGCTCTTGCCAACAGTGGATTTTATAACTACGAACAACTTAAGCCAGAGAATTTATTCTTTGGCGGCGTTTCAATTGACAAAGGCTATGGCGGCGTGCATATCAAAGTACCGTACAAGGCGGTGTTGATTAACCCGTTCTACGACTTTGGCGCTAAGACTTTGTTTGGTGCCCGCGAGTATTTGTGGGAAACTATGACGCACGAGATGGCTCACACAGGTGACATGGGTCACGGCGTAGGTCACAACACGCACATGTTAAAAGTGCGTCAATATCTTGCAGATGAAGGTTTAGCAGATTACTTCCGTGATGCACTCATGGAGATTTTGACTAAACACGAGTCAGCCTTTACAGCAATGAGGGAAGCGTATGGAAAATCAACAACTAAAAACACTGCAAAGTCTCTTGAGGACTACGGAAAAGGTTCCGCCTCAATATCGGATGGAAGCGCTAGAAGTAGCGGCGACGACACAGTGGACGCTCTATCAGCAAGAGAACGATCCGGAGGGGATGGCGATATACGCCCCGCTAGTGGAGGCAATCAAACAAGCGAAGTCGGTGGACGAGATAGAACGCCTAGCAGCGTAAAAGGTTTACACCCATCCGTCGTTGCTGCAATAAACAACAACGATATTAAAGGTGCATTACGTGCGCTAGCCAAAAACACGTCGGGGCTATATGCGGAACTTGCTAGTCGTTTGGCTGAGTTGGATTTACCAACCTCAATAAGCTTTAACAACGCGCGCAATTTACTTCGCCAACATATAGACAATAAAACTGCGCAACAACAAGTCCGGTTATTTACGTATATACGTCGTGCATATCCTGAGTTATACGAAAAACACTTCAAAGATTACGACAAAGCCGACAGCTTAGAAAATGTCTATAAAGGGCTGCAAGAGTTAGCTTCGCCTAAATACGATACCAGCTACGTTAAGACAGAGTTAGATACCTTAAAAGGCGTGTTTGATAAATCAATGCCGGGTCTTACTGCACCGGGGTTCTTTGTACCAGACATCGACGCCATAACAATAAACCCAAGTTCTGCGTTTGGTACAGACAATAGAGTGCTACTACATGAAATTGTTCATGCAGCCACAGAATTTACATTACGCGATACGGCGGGTCTTTCTGACCGTCAAAAGAAGGCTGTTACATCTCTTTATGATATGTACAACAAGGCGCAAGAAACAATGTCGCCTAAAGAGTACGGTTTTACAAACATATTTGAATTTGTTGCCGAAGCGCTTACAAACCCCAAGTTTCAAGCCAAGCTAAAGAGTATTCAATACAAATCTCAAAAAGCTTCCATGTGGAATTCGCTGCTTAAGTTCATTACGCAGATGTTTGGGAAAGACAACATAGCCGCGTCGGCAATGATAGAAGCAAATGAAATTTTTTCCGCGCATCGTCCAGTCGGTGCAGTGAGTGGTATTAGGTTTGCACCGCGTATAAAGGGGCCCGTAAGTAAGCCCGATACTTGGCGCACTGCAGAGACAGTAGAGCACAGCCTAAGACAAATAGGCAAAGATATTTTTACTGGCAAGATGACTATTGAGGACGCCATAAAAGATATCGGCGCCGCTTTCTACGACCAAAATGGGTTCCGTTATCGTGCGGCATTACTGCCAATTATGCAAATTCGTCAGCTTCAAGATATGACGAAAAACGTTTTCCCCCAACTTGGCGGAGCGGTGCGTACTGTTGAAAATATGATTTCTTACAGGGGTCGCAAATTACGCATAGCCGGTGATATCACAAAAGATGCGTTGGATTTACAACGTAGATCGCCTGAACGCTCTATGCTACTTGGTAAGTTAATGATTGAAGCAACAATTAGAAAGCTAGATGTAGACCCACTAAGTCGTAATTACGATCCAATAAAAATAAACGCCGAGTTAAAAGATGCGTGGAATGCGTTGGGTCCAAAGTTCCAAAGCATGTATCGTCGTGTGCGTAACTACAGTACAGATAATATACACGAAACAATACGTGAGATGAAGAGCCGCGCATTGCTGTTACCTAAAGCTGAACGCCAAAAAATCATTAAAGAAATTAATAGGCAATTTGGCCCAGACAAACTTGTAGAGCCTTACTTTGCATTACGGCGCTTTGGTGATTTCTATTTCCAAGTTGGTAAAGGTAACAACAAAGAGTTCTATACGTTCCAAAATTCTTTTGATAGAACTTTGGCTATGGAAAACCGTAAACGAGAACTATCGCAAGGCAATGCACTGCAACGCGCCCTTGTTGAAACTGTCTATCCCGGCAATGGGATATCAGAGATATTTTCTAAGAACTTAGCAACAACCGCGGCGCTTAAAGAAGTCCATGACCTGATTGATAACGTATCTTCGTCATCAGTTGCAGATATTAAAAAAGATTTAAAGAGTAGCTTAGACCAGCTAATCTACGTCATGCTGCCACAACAAAGCGTGCGCAAGATGTTTATAAACCGCAAGTCAATTCAAGGTGCGAGTGAGGATTGGATACGCGTATTCGCCGACACTGCAGTGCACACTGCGTATCAGCAAGCGAGGTTTAAGTTCGCCGAACAATATAAAAACGGTGTCCAAGATGCGTACGACCACCTAAATGACTTACGCGAGGCTGGTGCAAACCCAAACAGAATAGCTGCATATAGGGATTTTGTTAACGAAGTTGACCGTCGCTATAACAACGTATTCGGCGTAGAAGACAAGAGCGCTTGGGCAAAGACGGTTGGCAATATTATGTCAACTACGTTCTACTTTATGCTAAGCGGGCCAGCGAGCGCGTTCACCAACACAATCGGCGCAACAATTACGACGATGCCGTATATAGGTTCTAGATACGGATACGCTAAAACTAATGGTATCTTATTAAAGAACTTAGCTAAATACATGGCGTCTACTCCAAAGCGTACGCTTTTGCCTTTAGTAACAGGCAACTTTTACGGGGTTAGCTTTCCATCTATAGTTGAATCCACAATAAGCAATCCTTTGCTTAGACGCGCTGCCGACAGATTCGTAGACGACGGGGACATAAATATCTCTATCCATAACGACGTGTTTGATTTGGGCGATGCACCGTCGGCGCTTTATACGGGCAGGTTAAATAGCGTTAAGAAGGTAGCTGCTGGTGCGTTTCATCAACTAGAACGGTTCAACCGCGAAAACACATTGATGACTACGTTTGAACTAGCGTACAAAGAGTTTAACGGTAACATAAAAAAGAATGCGCAAGGTGTTGCGCAGAAAGACTCTAACGGTAACCCCCTACGTTATACGGCAGACGAAGCGTTTGAAGAAGCTATTCTCGAAGCCAAAGACATGGCTGGCTTGACACTCGGCGATCCTACTCGTGCGTTGCGCGGTCGTATATTTGCAAATCCAACTTTCAGCGCTTTGACACAGTTTAAGCAGTATGCGGTTACAACTTTATATATGGTCGGTCGCAACATACAGCAAAGTTTTGCGCCATTCTCTAAGGGTGAGATAGAAGACTTAAAGAAAATGTATACCAAGGACGGGCTGCCACCACAAGAAATAGAACAACGTATAAAAGAAACCCAAGACTATAACGATGAATTGCGTGCCGAAGCCATGAAGCGGTTTGCTGGTATGACTGGCATGGCATTGTTGTGGGGCGGTATTGCGGCATCGCCATTCTTCTCGTTGCTTGGCTTAATACTACAAGCGCTAAACGCTATAGGCGGCGACGATAAAGATGAGTTTTACGATTGGGAGAATTCGTTCTATAACTATATGGAAAACGAATTTGGTGGTTGGGCTGGCGCTTCTCTTGCCAAACTTGGAATGGAAGAAAAGAATGCTAAAGCAACAGGTCGTAAAATTGGCGAAGCCGCTGGTAGAGGTGTAGTCCCTACAATTACTGGCGCAAGTTTGTCTGACAGGGTAAGCATAGACCCAGTAAATATGCTGTTCCGCGAGTCAAGGTATTCCCCTGATGCACGCGATGCTGTTATAGAGGCGTTCATTTCTAACGCAGGGCCTAGCGCTGGCCTCGGTTTAAATTGGGCCGATGCAGTACAAATGGCTCAAAGAGGTCAGTACGAACGTGCATTTGAAATGGCGCTTCCAGCATTGTTAGCAAACCCACTTAAGGCGCATCGTATAAGCAAAGAAGGTTTAACAAACCGTAAAGGTGAAGTGCTCGGCGGTATTTATGCGGATGAACTAACCCAATGGGAGATTGCACTGCAGGCGGTAGGCTTCCAACCAGAACGTATTGCTCAAGCGCAAAAATCTATAATTGCCACGCAGACTAAACAGCAGAAAATAAACGACAAAAGAAACGCGCTTATGGATCGCATATGGATGGACCGTGAAGCACCAGAATCTTTTGAAACTGCTTTAGATAAAGTACGGGAATTCAATATAAAGTACCCAGATAAAAAGATTTCCCCTAAAGATATTAAAGATTCGTTTGATGCTCGTGCAAAACACAAAGCTGAAGTTGAAGCTATAGGCGCTAATGTAGAGAAAAAACTAAGGGGTCGACTAGAACCTATGCTTGAATACGGGCAAAAGTAATTACTTTATACGCCAGACTCGTAGCCCTTTAATTGCGTCTTCAATAACAAGTTTCATGACAACCTTAAATCCAAGCCGCTTAACTACGGCTTGGATAGTTTTTTTACTTTCGTCTATACGCAAACATGGCACGAAAAACGAACAGCCAACCTTAAACCTACGCCAGTTAACACTATAGTTAACGTCATTGATCTTCATCGTCTTCAGTGTCGTCGGCGGTTTTAACGGCTTCGACGTATATATCTGGGTCTATAAATTCGCCTTTAGAGCAATCAAATACAAACGCATCTACGGGGGGGATGCCGCTAATCTTAGTGCCTTTAGCCATACGCTTTTTAACTGCGCCCCCATAGACGCCTTCGGCGGTAAGAGAGTTAAGTACGTCTTTCAAAGTAATCTGATGCGCAGAACACCACGTCCTAAACTTTTTAGCAATGATAAACAGCTTCATCGTATCCGGCTCATACCGGATAATAAGTTCCCTTGATGGCTCGGCTATAGGTAGAAGCTCTACCCCCGTTCGTTTATCCACCTCACCATTTATAACTAAACTATTACTGCGGTGCTCAGCCCAATACTCACCAATAACACTTGCATGATTAGTAACAGGGGGTTTTATCTCTTCGCGCATCTGGCCAAACTGTTTAAGCACCCACTTCAATACGCGACCGACATCAATATCAATAAGCCCAAGACGCTTGGCGAACAAGGCGCCAGCTATATTACAAGCCGCAACACCCGACCAAAAACGTTCTCTATTCGTAAAACCTATTTTTCTATCAATAATTAGTTGGATTTCTTTAATCTCTTTGATGCGCTCTTCAAGGTTGTCGACCAAGTCACGTATGTAAATACGACCGGCATGACCATAGTTTGTATATAACTTCGGATATATTTCATCTGCTTCCTGTTTAGATAATAGTTTAGTGCTGGGGATATCGTATTCAATTACACGCATTAACTCGCCGTCGGGCGTAGCCTTCAAAGACTTTAGCTTATCTACTATCGACGCGTTAGAGCTACATAAAAGAATAGTCTGCCACTTAGCAAAGTTTTTGCGTTCAGCGTTTTCGCTAGACTTCATGCGACCGCGCCCCCTACCCTGAGATACTGCATACGAAAAGTCAGAGCAGTCGTCGGCTTTCATTTTTGTAATTTCGTCGCAACCCAAACCCATGTTGTTCATAACACCAAGTCGATGCAAACGAACAGCCATAGTATCCCGCTCAATCAGCATAATTTCTTCTGGGTGCCCAAACACGCTGTGCATTGCCTTAATTGCCGTAGTCTTACCCGTGCCAGACTCGTTGTTAATCATGTTAATGATTGCGCCTTTAAGGTTCAAATGCTTCATTAGTGGCGCGCCAAATGCAGTAAAAAAGCCAAACGCATGCGGCTCAAAGCCTTCTCGATCGTAGACATTTATCACTGACTTCCACTCTTCCAACGAACCAACAGGCGCAAATTGCGGTGCTAAGTCGTCCGTGTAGCTTGATGGTGGGCTATATCTATCACCGTCGGCGCATATCTCTGTATCTCCTATTACAAACGACGCGTTCTTTTCAGTCCAGCCAAATTGCGTTCTCATAATTTCTGCCCCTTCTTTGCATTGCAACTCCTTTACGGAACGAACGATGTACGCCATGATTGCGTCCATCTGTTTTTTCATACCTATAACACCATACCAAGCAAGCTTTTCGCGAAGCTTATCTGCTGTCAACAATTCAACTGCTGGCAAGGCGAACTCTTTTACACCGTCCCTTGGTGTGTGCATACGCATCCAAACAACTTCCCCACGCTGCGGGTCTTTTAACCGCTTGACCACATACAAGTCGTGCTCATAAATCATTACGGCTTCGGGGTCTTCTTCGTCGTCGGCTTTGCGGTAGACGCCGCCGTTCTTGCCACGAAAATATGGAAACGGGTAATCTGGTATCGTGTACGTAACTGGTTTAGAGGCTTCTGGTGCGGTGTACTCTATGGTGTTAGTCTCTGATTCAGCGATCTCGGCACCAAGAACAATCGGAGAAGATATCTTCCCCTTGTGTATGCAGTTAGCGCAACCTCCGGGGTTATACGCCTCAAACTTCTCGCATGTGTAGGGGCCCTTTATCTTAGCCACTTTCTCTATCGTAGCATCAGGAGAATAATCTGGATGCTGATTTGATATGTCGTGTATGGCAGTGTCGGCGTCTACACAATACGCGGGGATAGAAAGGGCGGCCCTCCAACGTGGTTCATCTAAAGACGATTGTTCCGCTATAGAGCTAGTTAACTGAAAGCATCCAGTGCCCTTAGCGTTTTTATCTATGATGGTGCTAAACCTAAACTGTTTGCTACCCATCAGCGCGCGAGTTAAATCGTTTGTATGCGTGGGTATATAAGACGGCGCTTCTTCAAGTGTGCCAAGCTTACTGTTAAATTCGTCATAGTCCACAGCCTCAGATATAAGAAGCACGCCGACATCTAAAGGCGGATCACCTTTGTAGTTAAATGTCTCAGGCATCCGCATAATTGACGCCGCATCAGCAGTTCTAGCGGGGTCGGCTTCAAGCCCATGCTCATTGCACAATGACTTAAGCCGCTTAGCTGTGTTGAGCCATTTTTGTTTTGATATCTCCGCAGTCAAACCCCAGTACACGTGTACGCCACGCCCCGAATTCACTAGGGTCGGCTTAGGTAGGCTAAGTGTTTTACAAAACTTCTTTAGCGCGTCTATACCATCGCCTTGAGTGGCGTACGGCTTACCTTCACCGCAATCTATATCAAGCCAAAATGCTTTAATTTCTTTTACGTTATCTACTGTCCTAGATTCGCTTGTTTCGTACTTAGCACATGCAAAGTACACGTCATATTGTTTTGCCAACAACGCCTGCGATATCTCTTCAACTTCTTCTAGACTCCGTGCAAATTCTTGCTTTGGCAGTCCGGTCTTCTTTAGACCCACTACGCAGTACCACCCATTCGGAGACAGTACTGCCGACAACAAATCTGTTTTTGTCATAGCCGCCTTACACCGCAAAAAAGACTGCGTCCAAGAAGCGCGGGTGCCTCAAGGACGCAAAATGACCTACTTCAGACGTGAGATTACTTGTTCGATTTTTTCGCAATGACTTTGGCGCGGCTTCCACTCACCAGTAAACCATTTGTATATGGTCATCCGGCTTACGCCAAAGTACTCTGCAATTTCACGAACACTGTATTCTTTTTGAATACAGATACGCCCCAGCTTGACACCGAGGAGTTGTTCATCCGCCGACTGGTTAGAACGAATAATTCTTAATGAATAACCTCTAGCATCCATTTTTATTCATCGTCGGTAGACCAATTGTTGAGCACGTCAACAAAATCTTTTTTGGGTATTGGCTCTGTAGCTTTCTTAGAAGGGCGCTTAACTGGCTCAGCTACTTCTTCAATAATCTCTGGTGCTTTAGGTTTAGCTTTAACACCATCGCTAGTAGAAGGGTTCTGTGCAACTGCAGATTTAGCGGCTGGACTTTCGCCTTTTTCTTTAGCGGAAAGCCACTCTTGTTCAGACAAGAAACGCACGGGCTTAAATGTTAGCTTGGGTGTATCGCTATCACTATCCATACGCATCTCAGTGACCAAGGTGTTGATGCTCTTGCCTTGTGCGCCAACATACTTAGCGTATTGCTGGAACGGCATCTTGTCTAGATCGCCACGACCAAAGATGGACTTAGCTGGTAGCACTAACTGATATACATCTCCGTATACGTCGTCGGCTAAAAGAACCGCTAAACGCTGTTGGAAACGGCATGCGCGTGAATCGCCTTGTCCAGAACCTTTAATGTTTTGCTGGCAACCTTCACAAGTTTTATTTTGTGGCTCTTCAATGCTTGCGTCGGGCTTATCGCCGTCGTTAGACCAGCAGTCTGGGTGTGTGGTCTCACCCGCCACATACTTACCAGCATAGAAAGAACGAGACACTTTTGACGACCCATTGACGATGACGATGCTCATCGCGCGGTTTTCGTTTTTAGTAATCTCTTCACCATTGACCATCATGCGGAACACGCCGCCACGAATAGATATGCGCTTAGAGCCAGTGTTGCCAGCCAGTGCGCGTGTCATTTCATCGAGACCTACTTGTTTTAGGTACGATGGTAGTTCTTGGTTAAACAAAGTTAAATCACTCATTTTCATTTCCTTTTACAAAAGTTACTTGCATTACTTTCTCCTTATTGTGATGTCATACTCAGAATCAATATTTAATCCGGGTGGGTGTGCATCCGGATTGTTCTCTAGGAACTCCTTCATGTTGGTTTGCTGAATCCGTTTCTCCAGCAGTTCCATACCATCATGCTCTTTCATAAAAGCGTAGAAACTTCCCCAGTCGCTGGTCCAGTATCTATTCTTTAGTGTTCTATACGCTATTCCTGTGGGGGTTGAAAAACTAGTTACTCCTGTCTCTTTTGACACCTCAACAATTTTCTCCTTAAGAGTCTTCATGTCTTCGTCTAACTGAGCTACTTTTTCTTTGAACTCTTGGTAGTAACGGTCACGCTTATCTCGCATCTTTATGTACGTAGTGACGATCTGTTCTATCGGTACGCTTTCCATGTGGGTCCTTTAAGTTAGTGGGGTAGTTATTATACCAAAGTTCTTTACATTGTCAAGAGGGATTGGACATTTCATTGTTATACAGATCAATTATTTTTGAATGGAAATCAAGCTTGGATTGCAACATTGCGTAGATGCTTGCCTCAATCGGACTACCTTCGATATGCACCACAGTTACGGAATTCTTCTGCCCTTGTCGGTGCACCCTAGCGTTAGCTTGCAGATAAGTTTCGCTTGATGTAACGGGAGCGTACCATATCACAACATTAGCGGCTGTTAGGGTAACCCCATGTGCGGCGGCTTGCGGCTGTATTAGTAAAACTTTAGGCTCAGTGTTTTCTTGGAAGCGTTTAAATATATCAGTACGTTTGTTTACAGTTACTTCACCGTTAATAATTTCTGATGAGATTCCGCTTTTCGATAGAAAATCACTAATAAGCGCGATAGTGTGAGTAAAAGGTATAAATATAAGTACTTTATGTGTAGCTTCTTGAATAACTTCTTCTACTACTTGTAGCCGATTGGATACATCAAACTCTACTACGCTTTTTGTATCTGTGTAGACTGCGCCGCAAGCTATCTGCAGGAGCTTATTTATTTTAGCCGCAGCGTTTACGGCGGATACTTCTTCACCTGCCGCCTCTATAAGCATATCTTTCTTTAGCTGCTTGTAGTACTTAATTTGTTGCACAGTCAAAGGAGCGTATCGAGACGTGTACGTCATATCAGGCAAATCCAAACAGTCTTTCTTTTCAAACCGAATTGCTGGCTGAAGCAACTGATGCACGATATCTTGTGCCTCTGGTTTCGGTACCCATTTAAACCGCGTCATCTGATACATGACCTTATCGCGGTATGTAGTGTATAAATTTGGCGCTCTCGTCGGCACACACATTTTCGCTAGCCCATAAGCATCTAAAGGGGACTGTGCGGCTGGCGTACCCGTCATCATCCATACCCATGTCTGCGGAGATAGTATGCTTTTTAATACTTTAAATCGTACGGTTCGTGAGTTCTTATACGCGTTTGCCTCGTCAATAATTATCAGATCAAAGCTGCTGTTCTTTATCTCTTCTTGAACAATGGCGACGCCGTCAAAGTTAATGACCACAAATTCTGCTATGCCTTCAACAATTGCCTTGCGTTTTTTACGATCGCCGTAGGCTACATTCACACTGCGATGAACTGCAAATTTAAATAGATCGGCTTGCCATGCGGATTGCATAATCGATAGCGGGCATATAACCAGCACTCTTCTTATGACGCCTTGTTTTATAAGGTAATCCGCCGCCCAGATAGCCGATGCAGTTTTACCCGTGCCTTGTTCATTAAAGCAAAAGCTTCGCTGACGCAAAGTTAAAAAAGACGCGGTCTCCTTCTGATGCGCCATAGGTTTATAGATTCCGGGCCAGTCATAGTCTCGTTCTATTGGAGACGGTACTTTTTTTACGCCTAGCTCCGTAAGAGTTTGAGCTTCTTTTAAGTCCCAACATACAGCTACTTCGGTGATTTCACCCTCGGTATCTAAAGCATGGCTCTTAGGTATGGCGGCAGTTATTCTGGCTGGGTTCTTGGTGCGAACTACCAGCGCTTTGTTGTCTATGATTTGCATTTATTTAATCGTGTGGTCGCTGTTGCGGGCGTATGAACGATTGTCTGTTGCGCTTTTAACTCGTAAATTACTGCGCACAGTCTTGCCGCCTTTGCTTAAGGCTTTTTTATGGTCAACGTCTTTACCGTCACCCTTATGGACAAGCCCCTCTTTTTCCATCATCGCACGTGCTTTGTTTCGAGCGGCGCGTTTCTTTTTAACGGCGGGCGTGCCGTCGTATGTTTCATACTCGTGTTTATACGGTCTAGGTTTATTTACGTAAGGCATTAGTTTCTCCCATTGTGTTCACAATCTTTTACAGCACACCAACCACGGCATGTGAAGTTTGGCACTGGATTCCATACATCCGATTCAAATGATTTTTCTAAGCGCTCTATCTCAGGTATCCAACGCTTCCAAAGTTCGGGCTGATCGTCCGATACAAAAGTAGCTGGCACTAAATCCTCTGCTACTAAAAATACAAGGCAAGCACGAACCGACCTTATATTTGGAAAATGCTTAAAAACTAATAGCGAAAGCAGTTCCAGTTGTTTCTTGTCAGCGTAGCGACTTGACTTACCTGTTTTCCAGTCAACGATACTAGCCTTATCCCCGTTAAGCACAAGCAAGTCGGCGATACCACGAAACCAGACTTCCTTATCGCCAAACTTACACGGCTCAAACTGCTTGGTCAAGCCCATTTCGTACTCGCACAGCTTCTCACCAGCCATTTCTTTAAATGGGTCGAGTCGGGGTTTAATAAACGCATACTGTGGTGGTATGGGCGTACCGTCTTTTATGTAGTCCTCAGCAACTTTGTGTACTGTTTTTCCATAATCGAGGTGTAATTGTGGCGGTTCCACAATGTCTTTGACCACGCGCATTCGATGATATTTGCGGGGGCATTGTTGAAACAGCGATATGCTGGAGTACGACCATGTGTAGCTAACCGACAAACTTTTTTGTTGTTCCATAACTTTTTCCGTATTTGACCTCGCAGTTTAACGGCAATGTTTCTGCCCACTTAGGACGCCAACGCATACACTCTTGTACATACGCGGCGGCTTCTTCGGCCTCTTCATCTCTAGCTATGCAAGCAACAGCGTCATGTACGGTTAGCACAACCTGATATCTTTTAGATATCCGCAACATCTGTTCCCCTATCGCGCATCGGGCTAATGCTTGACATATATTTTCTACAACCTTACCGCCATATATTTTAACAACTCCACGCCTCGTGTCATACATATATTGCGGTCTACCATGCGTGTCGGCGTGACCTTGCCGTAGATTCATATACTTCAATGGCAACCCACTGGGTAGGTCAAAGCCAACCCCGGGCAACACGTAAACTGCTTGGTCTTGATATCCAAACTGTGTAGTCTTTAGCTTAGGGTCAGACAACGCCAACAAGCACTGATGCCCTTGTTCCCATAAAGCTGGAATCTTTGCGTATTCTCGGCGATAAGTATTAAGAATCTGTTGACAAAATAAATCACCAATAGATACGCCAAAGCTTCTCAGTTGTAGTTGAAACTTAACTGCGCCCATGCCATACCCCGCCCCAAGAATAGTGGTCTTGCCAACAAACCGCTCGGAGTCGTCAATCTCCCATACCTTTTTGCCGTAAATCTTAGACGCCATAATCTTGTAGACATCCTCACCTTTCTCAAACGCTTGCACCAAGTCGTTTTGCCCTGCTAGCCATGCCAATACACGCGCCTCGATTTGAGAGGAGTCGGCGTCAATTAAGGTATACCCTTTAGGTGCTGTAATAGCAGACTTCAGCAATGACTTGCGGGGTAGATTTTGCAGGTTAAGTCTGTCGTCCCCACCCCAACGCCCTGTGTGAGCGGCGTAGTATCTTAGCGGGACCGGCAACTTGCCGCGCTTAGCGATATCAATAAATCGTTGAGTCCGTGTTTCTTCCAACGTGCTTTTTGTGCCGAGACGTGCGGCAACAAGGGCTTGCACTCTTTCATCAGGGTGTTCTGCCAAAGCTTTAAAACCGTCGTCATTCTTTGCTAACGCAAGCGTCAATTTACCAGTAGTTGGGCTGTATTTCATAGGGGGTTCTACCCCTAGCCCCTTCAAAACTTCGGCAAACTTTGGGTTTGACAGCAACTCTTCCCTGTTGGTACTTGCCTTAGCTATTAAACTTTCTTTCTTCTCAACGACCTGTATAAGATGCTGTTCAAGTAGCGGGAGGTCTAAAACCATAGTCGGCTTAGTAAACATCCTAAGCGTCAGGTCGATAAGCCTAAGCTCTGACTTCTTGAAATGCAAGTTCAATATATTAAACAGATCGTATGTGATTGCAACGTCATTCTTGCAATACTCTCCATACTGCGCTAACTGTTCCCGCGAAAAGTCCAGTCGGCGTTTACCCATCGCAAGCACGACCTCTGTACCCTTTTTTCCTAGGCTGTACCGTTCAGCTAATTTAGCTAGGCTGTTGCCAACTTCAACGCCGTCTACGGCACGCGCCATACATAACGTATCAAGAAGAATAAAGGGGTGTATCCCAAACCGCCACGCAAGAATAGCCCCATCAAACATCATATTGTGGGCTAGGACAAACGAATTATCCCAATCAAACTGGCTTAGCCAATCCTTAATCTCATCCATCGCCCCAGTGAACCACACAGTCGGCTCGGCGTTAACCTTTAAACCAATACCAATGACTTCGAAACGATCGTCTCTTATGTATTCTTCAGTTGTCAATTTAGATAAAGAAAAATCTTTGTCGTAGAACGTCTCGAAGTCAAGGGTAATTAGGTTCATCAGTTATACCTTTTCGCAAGCGAATTTAGGGCGTTCCCAAAGGGACATAGTATGTGGGGTTGCCCCGCCAGCAAGCAGTTCTTCAGCTTTATAAGTGACGTTGTTATATCTTTTGTGAAACCCCGGACCTACATAAAGCTTGATATCTCTATAGTGTGGTATATAAGTTATTTTGTTGTGCTTGTATACGGTGTACTCTACTCGGTTTGAATATTCTTCAGTAGCTTTCATTTAGTAACCTCTGGTTGTGTTGAGAACTTTGCAATCTCGCGATTTAAATACCAACGTGCTTTGAGCAAGTCTTCGTAATGGTAGCCTTTATGGTCGGCGCGACTAATGTATTTAATCACGTTACCAAGGTTATACCCAAACTCTTTTGCATCAATAAAGTCAATGGTTTCAATACCTCCAACTTTGTAATGCGCGGGACTATTGATTGGGTCGGTGATATGCTGAGCAAGTACGTCTTTGCGGATTCGATTTGCTTCTTCAGTAGAAACATCAACTGATGGTGTCGCACTCTGCATACGCCGCTTAGGTCTTGTGTGCTGATGTATTAACTCTGCCATGCGCTCAGGTGTTATATGTGTGACTGGCGGTAAAAGCATTTTGGACTTAACCATGTAGACAACTTGATACGTGGTATCAAACTTTTTTGCTACGTCTTTAATAGCAATACTGGGGTTAGCAGTAATGTATCTACGGATTTTCTCGGCTCGACTTAATTTTTTCATAGTAATGCTTCCTTGTAATCGTTTTTAATAAATCTTCGGTTTACTTTTTCTAACAGTTTTGGGTCTACTCGCTCGAACGGATTCCAATCGTTCGCGCATATTTTCGAGATGATTTCTTCGTTCTTCATCAATTGTCTCTTGCGGGATAAAGACTTCCTTGGTTGTAAATCTGTGTTCATTTGCACATTCCCTCCTACGTATATGCCCAAATGTGGGCGAGTTTCTAGTTTCTTTTACTGTTGTCCATGCCCCGCATTTGGGGCACTTCATAAGTCTTCTCGGCTAATCATCACTATCGCTATACCTACGGCAACAACAACTATTGCGCCAAGGCACATTAGAAATACTATCCAAGCGATTGTTTCAAGCATCTCTGTTCTCCAACTTACGTCTTAGATAGACTATTAGTGACTCCACAAGTTTTATTGCGTACGGAGCCAACATACCAAGAAAAAATAATCCTACTTCACTCATCGCTTTTCTCCTTTAAAAAATTTATTAAATGTCATGTGTTCTTCTCCTTTAGTTTGGCTTCTATGGCTTTGGCAAAGTCAATCCATTTATAGTCTTGTTCGTATGCCTTTAATGTTTTATTTATTTCCTCATCCGTCAGCCCAACCCAAGGGCGAACGTAGTCTTGGATGTCATCGTCGTCTTCAATCATGCTTACCCTCCAACTCAGTAACCTTGTCAGACAAAACGCGCACTAACTCAGTCAGCACGGTGACCTCTGCCATTAGTTGCTCTCTAGATGCCCCGATCGGGGCATTTTTTATCACTTCAGAGTGTTTTTGTGCATTTATGACCTGATCGGGATATTTTTCGGGCTCTTCAGCAGGCCAACAACGGATGTGCCATTGCTCCCCATACTCTTTTATTGTCAGAAGTGGGTAGCCTTTCCTGACAATCCACTCACTCATCTGCCCATCTGTCTCGGGGTCATAGATAGCGGGGAATCCATGTTTCCAACCCTCGGGCGGGTCAACCCATAATTTAGTCATGTGTTTCTCCACTTAAGCATCTCTTCAATCATGCGAGCGGCTTCGTAGAAGGACTTGTTATCAAAGTCTATGTTATATATCTCTTTGTCGGTCAGCCCAACCCACTCCGTAGGGTCAGTCCATACCGGTCTGCGTCTGCGTACGGCTGAAATAGTTTCTTTTCTAACCATGCTATCTTTTTCTGTATCGCTGTATTCTTCATCGGGCGTCATAAAATCTCCACTGGTGATGTTGTTTCTATCCATACTTTAGCGCCACAAGACATGGGCTTATCGGGGGAATACACAATCGTGCTAGCCCCGTGAATCTTTACGCTGTTGGCGTATCTATTTTCTTTGTAAGTTTTGACTGTAAGCACTGGGTCGCTTCTACCGTTTTTAGCGTTAGCTTTTATTACGTGTTGGTTGACGTGGATTTTGGTTTTCATAAATCGTTAGGGGCTCTCACTAAGCTATGACCGTTCCCTTGCGCCTTGCAAATTTTTTTATTGTGGTTTCTATCTCGTTGATGTTTGTCTCGTTGACTACCATTGTTAGCCCACCAGCATCAGTTATGAGACGCATCTCTCTCTCCTGCAATGCAGTCGGCTTATTGTTTCCCGCTTTGCACTCAATAGAAAAGAACACCCCATCATAGCAACCAACTATGTCAGGCACTCCACTACGCCCATAACCAGCAGTTGCTGGCATAAAGTAATACGCATCTATCTCATCGAGTATTTTTTTAACTTTAGTTTTTACTCTACTCTCGGGCGTCATAGTTACTCCTCAACTGTTGACTGAGTATAGCACATAAAAAAGCCCAACGCAATAGTCGGGCGAAAAAAAAGACATAATGAGCACTGCCCATTATGTCCTGAGTAAAAGATTAAATTGTTATGTTAGCAAGTTGTTACTGTCTCTCCCCCCACTAAGTAGAAGTCTTGCACAGTTACTCCCTTTATCTCGGTATCAAACCTAATGCCTACATGGTCTATCGCTTGCGTAGGGTCTACGATCTTTAGCATAGTTATCTTCTCCTGATAGTTAGTCGGTAGGTCGTAGGTACTAGTATGTTCTGTTACTTCATTAGTACTAAGGTCTAGCATATGAAGAGTACCATCTTTCTCTATTCGTATCATGACGCCATACAGATTTTCTGCACTGCTTGCGACATTTCTACAAATGGTCATTGTGTCGCCGATACTCTGCCAGTTATCAGGTAACTTCGAGAGAATATCATTCTGCAATGGCATAGCGCCATTACGCGCAACATCAACTATGTACGCTAGCACTTCCTCTTGGCATCTACCTAACGCGCGTTCGACTTCATACCCAGCGTGCCTTTTAACGCTAGTGATCTCACTAACCATTTCGTCGTAAAACTTTTTAGCCCATTTGTCATTGGGCGTTTTAGTAAACATCTCTACGCCAAGTTTGATAGCATTCTTTATATGTCGCGTTGACTTAGCGCTGCGGTTACCTCTCCGACTCCGTGCTAGTCTAATACGATCAGACTCGATAGAATAGATTACAAACTTACCATCTGCATCTTCTTCTTCGTTTACCTCTACGCTACCGACTGGCTCGTATCCGTTGAATACTATCGCCTTGCTAACACCCATCTCAATCCTACCCTCTTCGTCGGTTTCGGCGAACCGCCACTTCTTAGAATAGGCTTCGAATGTAAGTGTGGGTATCTTGAGATACAGATCGTTAAGTATCTGCTCTAGTTTGGGTGCTAGTGGTGATGCCTTGTTTTCAAACTTCTTAAAGTCCATTTGCATATGTTGTTTCCTTACCAGTTAAATTTGTTAATGATCTCGTCGACTTTCTGCTTCACGCTCTCACGCACATAGTCGCTTTCTTTCAACACATCAATGTCGGTGTTTGATATCACCGCTTCAAGATCGCGTCTTGCTTGCTCTAACTTAGGGTCTTGCGTAATGTTTAGTCTCGCCAGCAACCCTACCAATTCTCGGGCATTTGTTATCAGAGTACCGTGAAATACTTTTCGTTTCCCACCCTCGTCGCTAGATAAACGCTCGCTCATATGTTTGAGACATTCATATAGTCTCTCCCACACATCACGCATCGCAGTGCCTAGTCTCTCGTTGAACTGACTTTCATAGTGTTGCATCAACTCGGCTTTGGCTTGCTCACCTATGTCGACTCGGAAATCCCCTGATGTTGGCAAAGGGGATATGGTATAAGAGTAGTTAAACTTCGATCTAATCTTGTCTGGTTCAGGGTACTCATCACGATCGAATAGATCACCAAGTTGAAATGCCATTGCCGATATCAGCGTAGGGTAAACAGAATCAAATGTATCCACCAGTTTGTAGAACTCATTCTTACGATTGTCTAACTCACGCTTGTATCCACCATTGAACAGATTCTCCATAGTTACTATTCGCGGTCCGCTATCTGACCAAGGCACAGTCTGCTTGTTGTTCCACAACCTAGTGTTCGCGGCGTACTTAAGTATTCCATCTAGGTGTGGATTACCTGCTAGCAAATGCTTGTGATAATTACCCGCTCTCCCTTTGGTGTTCTTAGCGACATCGACTTCTTCAGAAACTTTCTTATCTAGTTTCCTTGCAGTCCAACAGGAGATGTTTAACTCTACCAACATACTTGATGTTGCAATTCCGATTGATTCGTAAGACATATCTAGGCTTCCTCAGTTTGTCCGTTGGTGTCGGGCGTTGATTTTTGGGTTTCTTTGGTTATCAAGTGTTCCACGATTTGCGTTACGCTCGGCTCGAAACCTAGCGTACGCTCTAGTTCACTCTGTAATATCTTTAGTTTCTTTCCTGCATCAGCACTAATACTGATGCCCAATCGCTTAGGCTTATCCATATATCCTCCTTACTCTACTAACACACATTTACCGACAGTAGGAACAAAGTCCTTGTTGCCTATCACACACCACAAGACTGGCGCGTTGGTCTTAGACCAATCACCACACCCGCCATAAAAATACCCATCTGTGAGCATTACTGTGCATTGCGCATCTATGGCTTCATCGACCATAAACTTTGGTACACACTCAGGTTGAGTACCGCCCCCTCCCTTCGGTTTAGTTGAATGAATAATGTTTGCTACTTCGCTGTCACGATAAGTTTCACGGCTTGCTACATGGCTATCCCAATAAAGCAACTCAATACACTCGGGATTAACATCATTTGCAACAGATACGACTTCTGACAAGAATGCGTTTAGCAACTCGCCTTCTATCGAACCTGACGCATCTGTGCCTATCACGATAGTCTTTGCTTTGTGTGACTCTGCGCTAGGCATGATAATCCCGTTTGCTAAGTAGCGACGATTTGGTTTGCGCCATGTAGATTGATCGCCACCTCGCGTAGACACCTTGATGAACTCACGCATGGCTTCCTTCCAATCTACTTTGGGGTGTAGAAGATCACCGATACCGCGAGGGATATTGCCCTTCATCTTCCCTGCTAGGATAGAACCTTCGCGCAAAGCAGAATCGATCTCACGGCTTAGTTCTTCTTTCTCTTCTTGGGTCATCTCTCTTGCGTTATCCCAGTCATGCTCGTCGAGACATTCTGAGGATTCCTCATTTTGTCCTTGGTCGTGACCGTTTCCGCCCCCTTCAGAAGTTGTACCGCCGTTGCTTTCCTTACCCTTGCCAGTACCCTTGCGTGGCTTACCGCCTTTCCCTTCCTTCTTAAGAATGTCGTACACTTGCTTGGTATCCATCCCACGGAACCGCTCATCTAGGCAACCCATAAGTTCGCCGTCCTGATCTCTTGGCATGGATACATCTTCGCCATATGGGTCGGCGTCTTGTATCTCCAAGTTAATAACAAAGTCCATAGCGACATTGGTGAGGTGTTGATCTTCTTTTGCCAACGCTTGCCATACCGTCATATGACGATACGCTTTGTGCATTGCTTCATGCACTATTAAGAAAGCAAGTTGCTTGTCGTTCAACGAATCAACGAACCCTCGCCCATAAGTTACATCTCTGCCGTTGGTGTAAGCAGTATTTATTTCTTCGTCGACTGTTACTTTGCCTACCATAAACACGCCTGAGAAGAGACAGAATCTCTTGCTCTGCATCAACGACACATGGGCGCGTTGTATCCTTTGCTCTGCTGTTAATTTCATATGCTTCCTTTCAGAATAAGTATTGGTTGTCGCGCATCCAAGTAACGAACGCACCGCTCGTCATAAGGATTTGTTTCTTCTCGGGGTGCTTGCTCGTAGACAAACAGAATACGGATTGAAGTTCTTTCGGTGTACGCTTTAAGTATTCAAACCACTTGCTTATGTTGTTACGATCTATCCGTTGCATAGCACCGAATGCCATAATGCTTAGCGCTGCGGGCGAACTCGGTAACTTACAACCTTTTGGATCGTCGATTACTTCTTGCCATGTTGGTAACGAATCAGCAACTTCTACATACGCAACCATGTCTCGCGCACCGCTCTCACCTATCGTGCCTGACAAACCTGCTATCAAAGCATTACGGCTTATGCGGTTGCGGTTAGCAATGATGTTGCTCGCTCTCGCCAATGATCGTGGAGACACGAACGATCTCTGTGGAATCTTTGGGTTGAAGATGTATGGGTTGTCGGCTTGGCTCGGGTCTTTGTATGATGCTAGTGCGTGCGGGTATGCTTTCACCCATGCAACAACCTCGGCTTGGATACCGTGGTTCAAAGCCCATAAGCCCCAAGAGTCGTCGTCAACAGTGCCGTCGGCGTTGAACCCTGCGTGTGGTTTCTTAACTGGGTAGATAGTTAGTCGGTTTATCGAATGCGCTTTTAGCATATCGCCTACACCATCAGTCGCGTTGTTACCAGTTGTCACTACGATACTATCAGGGTGCAAATCAAATCCGCCGATCCGCCTTTCATTAAGTAGTGGGTGCAACATATGTTGTACCGCCATGCTCGACGGCTTGGTAAACTCGTCGATGAATACAACCATTGGTTCTTTCTTATGGAAACCCCAATACTCGTTGGGATACAGACTCGTTGTCTTGGTTGCGTGGTCGGGCATTGGGATACCAATGTCACCTAGTTCTGTGTTAGGCGTATCAATGAATACCCCTTTGTAACCTAGTCTTGCTACGATACTCTCAAACATTGCAGTCTTGCCAATTCCAGGTTCGCCCACTAGATGAATAGTGTTCTTGCTACCGAACGAAATGATTGCTTCCTCTGCTTCTTTCAGAGTGACTTCGGTGTTCATGCGTACTTCCATTTGATTTCTTCCTTAAGAGTTTTAAATAGTATTTTGTTGGACAATCTGAGCATTACTCAATTTGTCTGTATGGTTACTAGGTATTGGGCGTTCTTGTCTCTGACTGCTTTGCGTTTAGTGACCTCCGTTCTTTCAAATAAATCATTTGCAAATTCAAACTTGATTACCTTGTCAAACCAACGATTGAATTGCCCCTTGCTACAAACCCAGTTGGATTGATTCCCCCCGTAGACATAGTGATAGTCTCCCGCGCATCTTGTTGCGTAGTGAGTCAACTCGTAGAACATCAGCAACTGTGCGCTGTTATCTTTGTTTGCTATCGCGTTATCGACACTGCATAAGAAGTCGTCTCTGGCTTGTGCGTTACGCTTGTCGTATGTAGTCCATGTACGCGAGTTAGTCGATACATGCCACATCTCAGGCGTTGGGGTTTCAACCGACACATCTCCCTTGAACTCCTTGGTCAATGACAAGACTTGATTTACATAGTCGGTGAACGGCTTATACTTCTCGCGTATGGCTTTGAGTATGTTCTTCTTGGGTGTCCAAACAGTCTCAAGCGTCGATTCGATCGGCTCGTCACCTAGCGCGTTAACAGTTACGCCCTTGTCGCTTATATAGTGCAAGCCGTCATGCCTGTCTACATAGTATAGTTTCAAGTGCTTGCGTAATATATGAACTACGCCTGTCTCCAATAGCAGTTCTTGCATAGTCTGTGCCGTACTGATCGAGTCGTACGCACCACCACAAAAGAATATGCGCCCATCAGAGTAATACTTCATGATTACAGTGTCGTAGTGGGTGACGCTTACGGTGTTGTCGGCATCTTTGGATATACGCAGTCTGCCATAGCGACGATTAGCCCCAAGCGGCCGTTCGCCCTTGAACTTACCCTTGATGAACGGCTTTGTATTCTCGTAGTGAGCGAGCGCGTTCTTGTGTGTGGATAAGTTTTGCGGTAAGCCGTCAGCCATGCGCGACCACCCTCGTGCAAAGTGTTGGTGTGTCATCTCCATATGATTAGTCCTTATGCTCTCTCGTAGCCGTGGGTTGTAAAGTAGAACTTGCCGTTGTAGATGCTGTTCAAGCGGTTGCGCATATCCCGCATACCAACTGTCGCACTGAGATATAACTTGTGTACCTCGGTCAACTGTTCTGCGGTAGAGTCGGCGTTGCGCATTAACTTAAGTGTTGTTGTCTCCATATCACGATAGTGATTAGTTATTTCTTTCCATGTTTTCAATATGCCGTATACGCTTGGGACATTCTGAGCATTGGTCATTTTGTCTTTCATTTCTTTTGCTTTCTCAAGTGATCGTGGTTTAATGAAGCGCGTCTCGCGCGTACCCTTGCTTGTGTCATATACAAATACTTCTACGCCTTCTTGCATTTCATTCTCCAATCGTTGTAATTTGGTTAAATTGGTCATAGTTTTCTAACTCCCTTGCGTGTTGTTGATACTGTGCTTCTTCGAGTAGCGCGATATCCGCTTCTTCCTCATTGCTCTCTATTACGATACCGAGAGTCTCCATTGCTTCGATCAGCGCGATATGCACATCTTCAAAGAACATTGATTGATAGTCTGCGGGGTTCATTAAGAACTTGCGCACATCTTCCTCTACTGCCAATAGCAGTTTGCTAGCCTTGTCAAAGTCAGTCATCTAAACCCTCCACCCATGTAATTACAAATACATACAAAAATAAGACAAACGCAACAGTCTGCCCCCAAGTCATGCTTCCTCCTCGTTGTAGTCAAGAATCTCTGTGAGCATATGCCCTGCCCACACGCCAGCCAAGATCAAAGCGAGTCGGTGCAAACCACCATCACCCGACCAACCCAGTAATAAAAAGCCGTTCATGAAACAGCAACCGATAACCCAATATGCGGGACTTTGTTTGTTGTTCATATGCTTGCTCTCTTTGGGTTAGTGTTGCGGAGATCGTCGGCGTTCGTAATTAGTTGGTATGCGCCTTTGGAGTAGGGTATTGCTACGCACCAACCGAGTCGTTCGTCACGCGCCTTATCTTCTGCGCATGGCTTGCATATGGTGTGTCCGTATGCAGAGCGTTTGTTACCCACGCCGTTCACATGGCATGAGCGACACCAGTTGTTTCGGTATCTTGGGACATTCTGAGGATTAGTCATTTTGTCGTTGTCTGTGGTCATATTAGGTTTTCCCCTTGAAAGTAATAAAAAGACACAATCTGCCAAAGCAGGAGGTCATTATATCAGAATAACTATACAAAGTCAAGTGAATGTTCCGTTTTATCGGAGAATGTCGCGCTAAAAGTAATTGCTAAGTATTACAATGTTCTGTGTTTTTATTAAATTCGAACATTACAAGGAAAAATTCGAACATTATAAGATCGTTGATTTTAAAGGGTTTTTTCGTTTTCTCTCTCTAAAAAGTAATTATATTATATTATATTGTTCTAAATGTTCTGTTGTTCCGTGTGTTTTAGAGAAACTACACAGTTCCACAATCGGGACTTACACTTGCCGAGGAGGTCATGCGATCACAGAATTAGAAAAATGGTTTTTCTCAAAAATGGTCGGAACAATAGAACAATACGGAACATTCCTTATAAATCAACGACTTACATTGTTCTGTGGTTTTGTATTGTTCTGTGATTTTCAGAACATTAGTCTCCATATTCAAAATTTTTAAACTTAAAACTTAGCAGTTCGAATCCCTCTCGCGTTGAAATGACCGATCCCTACAAAAAATGTCTTTGAATTACTGGACATATTGAGGAAAATTAATTTTGTCTTTATTAGGGTTTATCCCTATAAAATAACTAGGATAATATCGGATTTTGTGGTATACTGTAGGCACACGGCGAAAAGGGTTCGCCGTGAAATTTCCATCAACTAGGAGTTAATCATGGAAAAAACTGTAGTAGCAAACGCCGTTGTATATCTTACAAGTGAGCAGACCGAGGCCGCGTTCGATCAAGGCAAACGATTTTCCCGCAACAAGCGCGAGCGCATTCAGATCGCCACCGAGGCCGCCGAACAATTGGGAACTGAGCCAACCTATCAACAATGGGAGGCTTACCGCATAGAATTTGTGAACGGCCATGCGATCGACAATCCCCAGTTAACAGCTAACGCGCATGATACGGCATGGGGAGATTTTGCCAAATTACTGGAGGCTTTATACGGCCTTAAAAAACCCCAGAACAAGGGACAAGCCGCGACCAAGAAGCGCGAGGAACGCGCCAAGAAAACCGAGGCCATACTAGAGAAATACGAGGGACATACCGCCGCCGATCTACGCGCCCAACAAGCCGCCAACTATGAACGACTAGCAAAGAAACCCGACGATAAAGAGGCCGCGAAATCCAACAAGGAACTAGCAGTGGCAATTAAGGCCGTACAAACTGAGGAGAACAAGGCGCACGGCGAGGAACTCAAGGCCAAGCGCGGCGAGGTACGCGAGGCCGCCAGTAAGTGTACCGACCTCACCCAGTTAGAGGCCGCGCTCGATATACTCAGCGGCGGATTCGATATCAACTATGAACTCTAATCTAATCTAATCCTTTTACGCCGCGCACAATGCGCGGCTTTTTTTTGTCTCAGGCCGCCACCCAGTAAGAGCCGCCGCACCCAGTAACCCTAGACCCCCACCACCCCATTTTTTAATTTGGGACTCCCGCGGTACTGACACAGTGTTCCGCACGTTTGATATCCACATTTGGTTTTTGCCTATATAATATGTTTGCAACTTGCAGTTGCTGGCTCCTTAAGTTATGGACCCCTCCGGGGGTCCTTTTTTTATTTGTACCCCCCACCCCCATATTTTTATTGCGACAAGTTCTCATTTAAGTTTCATGCAAACACCCCCCGGGTAGGAGTCTCAACCTCCCTATTGACAAGTATGGTATATTCGCGCAAACAACGGAGTGCCCTTTTTCCTCCTGCCATGCAAACACAGTTAACGCCCACTAACGACTACCCCGTACCTACAAATTTGTCAGAGCAAGTAGGGGAATCCCTACAAGACAATGCAAGAGTAGCATCTAATACAGCTGCGTTAATGTTTGAACTTGGCATGCCGTTTGAGATGACGGAAGAAGATAATGTTGCGGCAGCAAAGCTATTTGCTGAAATGGATAAGCAAAAGAAAAGAGGACAGCAAAGCGACGCAATTAATCCGCCGACTTTGTATCAAGGTAACGTAGCCTTAAAGTTATCCGCCTTACTTAACGAATACGATAAACGAGTTGTATTAGATGCTACCCAAGCACGCACATATATAACTAATAGACTCTTAGAAATTAGTAGTTGCGGAGAACCAAAAAGCGAACTTCGCGCTCTAGAATTACTAGGAAAACTGTCTGACGTCGGCGCATTTACTGAGAAGTCCGAGATAACTATTACGCATAGAAGTTCAAATGATTTAAAACAGGTAATACAGGAAAAAATTAGTAGGTTACTAGCAGGAAGCGTAATAGATGTAGAAGCTAAAGACTTGAATAAAGAGTTAGGGCTAACAGAAGATATAGATGAACCCACACGAATTACAAAACCTTCTGAAGATAGTACCGAATCTATCTGAAGCGCAGCTACGTGATCTTTATGCTTCTTTAGAGGAGCATGAGATTCTGTCTGACCGGGAGAAAGCACGTAATCATTTCATGCTGTTTGTAAAAAAGGTGTGGCCTACGTTTATTGAGGGCCCACATCACAAGAAAATGGCAGCGGCGTTTGAGCGAGTGGCCAACGGAACATGCAAAAGGCTAATTATTAACATGCCACCACGGCATACCAAGTCAGAATTTGCTAGTTATTTACTACCAGCATGGTTTTTAGGTAAATTCCCCCATAAAAAAGTGATTCAGACGTCCCATACAGCTGAATTAGCGGTAGGTTTTGGTCGAAAAGTGCGAAATTTGGTCGATCAAGACGTTTATACAGAGATTTTTCCCGGTATTGGGCTGCAAACTGATTCAAAAGCTGCTGGTAGATGGAATACAAACCGTGGCGGCGACTATTTTGCGATCGGTGTGGGCGGTGCTGTTACTGGTAAGGGCGCAGACATACTAATAATAGATGACCCACACTCAGAACAAGAGGCCGCAATGGCTGCGGTCAACCCAGAAGTCTACGATAAGGTGTATGAATGGTATACATCAGGTCCGCGGCAGCGTCTACAGCCGGGAGGGTCTATTGTTATCGTGATGACACGCTGGGCTATGAGAGACCTGACTGGTCAGGTTATAAAATCAGCGGCACAAAGGGGCGGAGAAGAGTGGGAAGTGATTGAATTTCCTGCAATTTTACCTTCGGGTAACCCCTTATGGCCCGGATTTTGGTCGCTCGAAGAACTTTCTGCACTAAAAGAAGAACTTCCAAACGCTAAATGGCAAGCCCAATATCAGCAAAATCCTGTTGGTAATGAGAGCGCTATTATTAAAAGAGACTGGTGGAAGTGGTGGGAAAAAGACGATCCACCACAATGCGACTACATACTACAAACTTGGGATACAGCGTTTGAAAAAACGCAACGGGCCGACTACTCAGCGGGGACGACGTGGGGTATTTTTAACAACGACGAGGATCGTGGGGCGCCAAATATTATTCTTTTAGATACATATAAGCAGCGCGTTGAGTATCCAGACTTAAAAAAAGACGTACTTGCTAAGTATAAAGAGTATGAGCCTGACGGTGTTTTGATAGAGAAGAAGGCGTCGGGGGCACCTCTTATATATGAGTTGCGAGCTATGGGCATACCTGTACAAGAGTTTACTCCGAGTAAAGGACAGGATAAGATAGCTAGGCTTAACTCAGTATCAGACATAATCGCTTCTGGCAAAGTATGGATACCACAGACTAGATGGGCGGAAGAACTAGTCGACGAGATAGGCGCGTTTCCGTCAGGCGAACATGATGACTTAGTAGATGCAACTACACTAGCGCTTATGCGTTTCCGTGCAGGCGGTTTTTTGCGACTACCAACCGATGAACCCGAAGATATACGGTACTTTAAAGGTCACCACCGTGACAAGTACTACACCGTTTAAGGATTGAATATGGCAACGAACATGATGGATAAAGGTTTGTATCAAGCACCTATGGGTCTCTCCGACCTAGCAGAGCAGCCAGATATGGAGATCGAGATCGAAGACCCAGAAGCTGTGGATATTCACGTAGGTGATATTGAAATCCAATTAAAGCCCGAAAAAGAAACAGCGGATACGTTCGATGCCAACCTTGCGGAGTACATGGACGATGGTGACTTGTCTGGTCTTGCAGAAGAGTTAGTGGGCGACTTTGATAAAGACACGATGGACCGCCGAGATTGGATCAAGACATATGTCGATGGTCTGAAGTTGTTGGGTTTGAACTACGAAGAGCGAACAGAACCTTGGCAGGGCGCGTGTGGTGTATTCCACCCCATGTTGACAGAAAGCGTTGTCAGGTTTCAGTCCGAGGCGATGATGGAGACATTCCCAGCAATGGGTCCAGTTAAGACGCAGATCATAGGTGCGATAGACCTACTGCGCGAAGAAGCAGCCGCACGCGTGCGCGAGGACATGAACTATCAGTTAACAGATGTGATGACTGAGTACAGACCTGAACACGAGAAGATGTTGTGGTCACTGCCCTTGGCAGGTTCAGCGTTTAAAAAAGTTTACTTTGATCCGGGTAAGGGTCGTCAAGTAGCAGTGTTTATTCCAGCAGAAGACATTGTTGTCCCATACGGCGCGTCAAGTATTGAGGATGCCGACCGCGTTACGCACGTCATGCGTAAAACTGAGAATGAAGTTATAAAACTACAAGAAGCTGGGTTTTATGTAGATACAGATTTAGGTGAGCCCGGCTATGAGTTAGATGATATTGAGAAGCAGAAAGCTGAAGAGACAGGGATGTCTGCGACGCAGGATGACCGCTTCCGTATCTTGGAGATGCACGTCAACTTAGACCTCAAAGGGTTTGAACATACAGACAAAAAAGGCCGTGAAACAGGTATCGCTCTGCCGTATGTTGTTACCATAGAGAAGACCTCACGCACTATTCTTGCCGTAAGGAGAAATTGGTATGAAGACGACGTCCTCCACACAAAGCGACAACACTTCGTCCACTACCAGTACATCCCCGGATTTGGCTTCTACGGATACGGACTCATCCATCTTATCGGAGGCTACGCAAAATCAGCAACGATGCTCATCCGCCAACTTGTTGACGCGGGCACTTTATCAAATCTCCCCGGAGGACTTAAATCGAGAGGACTTCGGATTAAAGGTGATGACACCCCGATTCAGCCGGGTGAATTTAGAGACGTAGATGTCCCTTCCGGAAGTATCCGTGACAACATCTTACCGCTTCCATATAAGGAGCCATCACAAGTATTGATGGCGCTGTTCCAGCAGATCGTGCAGGAAGGCCGCGCATTTGCATCAAGTGGGGATATGAACGTCAGCGATATGAGCACAAACGCTCCTGTTGGTACAACACTAGCTCTACTAGAGCGTACGTTAAAAGTGATGACGGCTGTGCAGGCCCGCTTGCACTATGCGATGAAACAAGAGTTCAAACTACTCAAGATCATCATTGCTGATTACACACCAGAAGAGTATGACTACAAACCCGAAGAAGGTAGTCGCAAGGCTAAAAAGTCTGACTATGACTCTACAGATGTGATTCCAGTTAGCGATCCGAACGCCGCGACTATGGCGCAGAAGATCGTGCAGTATCAAGCTGTACTACAGTTAGCACAAAGCGCACCGCAGTTGTACAACTTACCGCTTCTGCATCGTCAGATGATTGAGGTGTTGGGTATTAAGAATGCTAACAAATTGGTCCCTGTTGAGGACGACCAAATACCGACTGATCCAGTACAAGAGAATCAGAACTTGTTGACTGGCAAACCGGTCAAGGCATTCATGGAGCAGAACCATGAGGCGCATATCCAGACGCATATGTCTGCGATGCAGAACCCGAAGATCATGCAGTTGCTGCAGATGAACCCACAAGCCCCTGCTCTACAGGCGGCGATGATGGCGCACATCAACGAGCACATTGCGTTTGAGTATCGCAAGCAGGTTGAGATGGCTATTGGCGCACCTCTACCCGGCGAAGAGCAGAACAAGCATATGGCCCCCGAGATGGCAGACCAAATTGCGATGGCTACCGCCAAGGCTTCACAGCAGTTGATGCAGCAGGCGCAACAACAAGCGTCGCAACAACAAGCTCAGCAACAGATGCAGGACCCAGTTGTCCAGATGCAGA